GGCGATGGTCAGATGCCAATTGATAAAGACGCCATCGCTCAATTTATTGGGTGGATGGGTGAACTGACGATGACCAATCCGATGTTCAACTGGCGTCTGTACGATAGCGTTCCGGCTTCCTGACGCGCCGAACAACGCGAAAAGGGAGAAGCCGGGCCGCGTGAGGTGTAGGTAAGATGCCTTCCTTCCGCCGAAGGCGGCCCGGTGATTTTTGAAGGCAACAACGGAGAGACAGATGGCCTTTCGCGACCCCGACGACGCCAACGTGGCGCTGTTCAAGCAGCACCCGATCCCCAACGAACTGCGCAGCCGCGCCGAGGGCAGGCCGATCTTCGACGACATGGAAGTGGTCGAGATCCGCGTCCCCGGATCGCGTGACGTCAAGGTGTTTCCCGCCACCGCGTTCTCGCACTGGGAGCCCGACCCGGAAACCGGCGGGCTGAAGAAGGTCTCCTACGCCGAGCGGTTCCAGCGCCAGTACCAGCAGTTCAAGCGCCGCGACCTGCAGACCAAGAGCGGCACGCCACTCGACTACGTGCCGTTCCTCTCCGAGGGCAAGCGTTCCGAGCTGCGGGCGCAGAACATCTACACCGTAGAGGCGCTGGCTGCGATCGACGGGGCCGAGCTGAAGAACCTCGGCCAAGGCGGACGCGAGTGGAAGAACGCGGCGATGGAGTACATCACCGAGGCCAAGTCCACCGCGCCGAACAGGCAGCTGGAGGCCGAGCTGATGGCGCTGCGCGCCCGCAATGCGGTGCTGGAAGAGGATGCGATCGCCAAGAGGACCATGGCGCAGCACGCCGAGGCCGAGTTTGAGGAGATGGAGCCTGCGGAGCTTCGCAAGTACATCGCCACCCATACCGGCCAAGAGCCGATGGGCAATACCAACAAGAAGAACCTGATCCGCATGGCGGTCGAATGCCGCCCAGCCAAGGCGGCATGACATGACCTTATTGTCGGTGGTGCAGGATGTCTGCGCGGTGGTCGGTGTTCTCCGACCGCAAAGCGTGTTCTCCAACATCACCGGCAACAGGACGATGCAGGAGATGCTGGTGCTGGCCAACGAAATGGCGCAGCGCATCGCCTACGACAACCGCGACTGGACGCGGCTCCTGTCTTTTGTCACCATCGACGGCGACGGTGTCGCGGACAGGTTCAACCTGCCGTTCGACTACAAGCGCATGTTGCTGACGACGAATGTACGCCGCACCAGCACGCCGACGTCAGTGATGCAGTTCGTTCCCGACCTAGACCAGTGGATCGATCGTCAGGCTAACAACCGCGTGGATGCGTATGGTGAGTGGACAATATACGGCGGTCAGATCCTCACTCGTCCGGTTTTGGCGCTCGGCGATAAGATCAACTTTGCGTACCTGCAAAAGAACTGTATCAGCCTCGCCAGCGGCGGCCTCGGCGACAGCTTCATGGGCGATAACGACAGCTTCCTGTTGGACGAGCGCGTCCTGAAGCTCGGCATGATCTGGCAGTGGAAGGCCCAGAAAGGTGCGAGCTACGCCGAAGACCTTGGCACCTACGGCGACGCCCTCGGCTACGCGATGGGCCACGACAGCCCGGCACCGATCATCATCGGTCGCAAGGTAAGTTCGTGGGGCAAGGTGGTAGGGCTGACATGAGCCAGCACCAGTTCTTCCGCCGCGCGGCGGTACCTGCGCAAGTCGCGCAACAGCTGCAGACCACGACGATCCCGGCTCCGACGCGCGGCATCATTCAGAATGAAAACGAAGCCTTCATGCAGCCGGGGGGCGCAGTGATCTGCGACAACTGGCGACCGACCATGAAGGGCCTCAGCCTGCGCGGGGGCTGCGTGCTGTGGGCGCAGCTGCCGGAGACCACGCCGGTGGTGTCGTCGTTCGAATACGTCGACGCCACCAAGCACATGATGTTCGCCGCCAACGCCACCAAGCTGTACGACGTCACGGCCTCGTCACCAGCGGGGGGATCGCCGCCGTGGAAAAACCTGACCGCCTATAAGATCGGAGACCGCGCGACCGACACGGCGGACAGCACGGTGTGGATAGCGAACAGCGACCACATCACCGGCGCGGCCCCGTTGACGTTTGCGCAATTTCGCACGGCAGCCCCAACCGTGTGGACGCTTACGACGGCCCCGCCACTGGTCAAGGCTGGCCAGACCTCGGGCAATTATGCCGCCAGCCAGATGGCCAACGCCTCTGGCAACTGGTTGATCGCGGTCAACGACGCCGGTGACCCGCCGCTGCGCTTTAACGGTACGACGTGGACATCGCTGGCCACCACGACGCCGACCAGCTGGGTAAACAGCGGCGTGTATGTCGTCGGCAACCGGGCGCTGGACACCACGGATTATACCTACTGGAAATGCCTCGTCGCCCACACCGCATCGCCTACCGGCACCTTCAATGCCGATCGAACCGCGCACCCGACCTACTGGGCCTTGGACATACCGATCGACGGCGGCCCGTGGATTGTCGGCCCGCCGGGGTCGGCGGTCGAGACTGGTCGCAATCTGGTCTATGTCTGCAAATACCGCGGACGGTTCTACTTCATCGAGCTTAACAGCATGAATGCGTGGTACCTGCCGCTCAATTCGGTCGGCGGCGCGCTGTTCCAGATCCCGCTATCCGGTGCGGCGACCAAGGGCGGCAAGCTGCTGTTCTGCGCGTCGTGGTCAATTGATGCAGGCGACGGCATTGACGACAAGCTGGTGTTTGCCACCGATCAGGGCGAGCTGCTGATTTTCACCGGCGGCGATCCCGGCGTTGCCGCCAGCTGGCGGCAAGAGGGTCGTTACGACATCAGCCCGCCGCTGGGCATGAACGCCCACATTCTGATTGGTGGCGAGCTGATGGTCGCCACGGTAGACGGCATCGTCCCGGTATCGGGCGCGATCACCAAGAGCCGTACCGAGCTGGAGCTGGCGGCGATCACGCGCACCATCAAGCCAATGTGGCGCGAGGAGGTTACCGACAAGCGCGAGTATCCATGGACGATGTTCAAGTGGGACGAATACGGGAGCATCTTTACCACGCTCCCCGGCGGGCTGCCCGGCGAGCAAAGGTGTCTCGTCACTAATGCTGCCACCGGAGCCCACGCACGTTTTACGGGCTGGGACGCCATGTGCTTCATGAAGATGCGCGAGAACGCCTTCTTCGGCACGCAGACTGGGCAGATCATGCAGATGGACCGTACAGGCTACGACAACGGCATACTGTATGTCGCCACGCTGGTCGGCGGCTGGGAGATGTTCCAGTCACCGTCGCAGACCGTGACGTGGCGGCAGGCCCGCGCCTCGTTTTCCGCTCGCTCTCGCGAGCCGTTCGTGCCGCAGCTGTCGGCGACAACTGATTATGTCGTGGTGCTGCCGCAACCGCCGCAGGCGGGAGACGACGCCGCCATTTACGACGTCTGGGGCGAGGGGCTGTGGGACACCGCGAAGTGGGACGCCGCCGTGCCGCCCAAAAACGTCATCCGCAATACTGGCTGGGTCTCGATCGGCATGACCGGATTTAGTCACGCGCCGATTGTGCAGGTGACCGTGGCGCAGCAAACCAAACCGGAAGTGGATCTTATCAATATTGCCGCAACATTCGAGCGTGATGCCATCGTCGTATAGGAGAGACCCGTGCTGAGTTACGTTTTCGACAAGACCGAAATCGTCGCTCCGTTCGTGGCGTCACTCATCCCCGAGTGCCGCGAGCGGGGCTTCGGCGCGTGCTCGACGATCGGCGTGCTCGGCCACGATGGCTACCTGATCGGCGGTCTGGTCTACCGCAACTGGTGCCCCGAGGTGGGGACGATCGAGATGTCGGGCGCGGCCATACCCGGCACCAACTGGCTGTCACGGCGAACCATCCAGATCATGTACGACTATCCGTTTTATCAGGTCGGTTGCCAGATGCTGATCAAGACCACGATGGCCGACAACGAGCCGGTGCTGCGGATCTCCGCCGCGGTCGGCTTCACCTTCCACTACATCAAGCGCCTCGGCGGGCGCGGGCGCGACGGCGTCGTCGCCACCTTGACGGTGGAAGACTGGGAGCAGAGCCGCTACAACGTCAACCGGCATCGCCCGGCTAAAGCTGAACCAGATCAAATCGAGGAAGCAGCCTGATGCCTACACCCTATCTAGACCCCGCCCAGAACGGCCAGCGCGACCAGATCACGCAGGCGTTGATGAACATCGCCAACCCGCCGGGTGGCATGCCGCAGCAGGGCATGCCGCCGCAAGGTATGCCGCCGCCGATGCCTGCAGGCGGGGCTGCGCCGCAGGCGGGTCCGATGCCGCCGCAGCAGGGCATGCCGCCACAGGGGATGCCGCCGGGCGCGCCGCAGGCAGCGCCGCCGCCGATGATGGCGGGCGCACTGGGCGGGCTGATGCAGCAGCCGCAGGGAATGCCACCGCAAATGCCGCCGCAAATGCCGCCACGATAGGAGGCTGCCATTAGCAAGCCCGACGCACCGACACCGCCTAATCCGTACCAGACCGCGGCTGCGCAGACCGGCACAAACGTCTCGACCGGCGTGGCAAATGCGTTCTTAAACAATGTCAATCAAAACACGCCGCAGGGCTCACTGAACTATGACGTGACCGGCAGCTACGAGTGGACGGACCCTTCGACCGGGTCGAAGTACTCGATCCCGCGGTTTACCTCGACGCAGAGCCTGAACGCGACGCAACAGGCTCTGCAAGATACCAGCGATGCGACCAAGCAGACGCTCGGTAATATCGGCTACTCGCAGGCCCAGAAAATCGGCGGCATACTCGGCACGCCGTTCAGTCCCGGCGCTTACGCGCCCGGCGCAGGCAATGCGCAGAACATCCTGAACACGCCGCAGGCGCAGCTGGGGTATAATGCGGGCGGCAATATCCAGACCAGTCTCGGCAACTACGGCCAGCAGCAGTCCACGTTTGGCGGCACCCAGCAAGGCGTGCAGTACGGCTTCGGCGACGCGGGCGACATCACGCGCACCTACGGCCCCGCGGATAATTTCTCAGCCGACCGGCTGCGCGTCGAGGACAGCCTGAACCAGCGGCTCAACCCGCAACTACAAAGGGACCGTTCCGCGGTCGAGCAGCGCCTCTCCGATCAGGGCATCCGATACGGCTCGCAGGCCTACACAAGCGCGATGGACGACTGGAACCGGCAGTCCAATGACCAGCGCCTCGCAGTGACGGCGGCGGGCGGCCAAGAACAGCAGCGCATGAACCAGATGGCAAACCAGCTTGCGCAATTCCAGAACAGTGCGCAGGGGCAAGCCTATATGCAGGCGCAGGGCCGCGGCCAGTTCGCCAATGCCGCGCAACAGCAGGAGTACCTGCAGCAGCAGGGCCGCGGTGAGTTTGCCAACGCCGCGCAGATGCAGAATTACAATCAGGCGCTGGGCGCTGGCAGTTTCGCCAACGCCGCGCAGGCGCAGCAGAACTCGCAGAACGCCGCGCAGGCGGGCTTCTACAATGCTGGCGCGGCGCAGCAGATGGCGCAGCAGCAGTCGGGCTTCAACGCCCAGAACGCGGCGCGCAATCAATACATGCAGGAGCAGTACCAGCAACGCAACCAGCCGCTCAACGAGATCTCGGCGCTGATGTCTGGCAGTCAGGTGCAGCAGCCGAACTGGCTCAACTCGCCGACATCGCAGATCGCCACCACCGACATCGGCGGGCTCATCAATCAAAACTTTGCGCAGCAACAGCAGAACTACCAGACCGCCAACTCCAACTGGCAGGCGATGATGGGCGGCATTCTCGGGCTCGGCGGCAAGCTCGCCATGTCCGACGAGCGCGTCAAGGAGAACATCATCCCGATGGGCACGGTGTTCGCCGCCGGTGAAAACGGCAAGCGCAAGAAGCTGCCGATCTCCGAGTGGTCGTACAAGGGTGATCCGGCGCGGCACGTCGGCCCGATGGCGCAGGACGTGGAAAAAATCGATCGCAGCGCGGTCAAGGAAATCGGCGGTATCAAGCACATTGACGTCGGTCGTGTGATGGGCGGCATACTGAGGGCGGCGTAATGGCTACTGGCAGCGCGTTTTCCGATCTGATCCCTTCCCTCTTCTACGCGAAGCCGGGGGCAGGCCAGCCGTCGTACGAGAGCATCGCGCAGCGTCGCAAGATCATCGAGGCGATGATGGGGAGACAGCGACCATATCCGAAAACCTTCGGCGAGGGGCTGTCATCTATCGGCGACAGCATAGAGGAGGCGAGGTTAAACAGGCAGCTGCAGGGTGAAGAGGAAGCATCGAGGGCGTACTCGGCGTCGCAAACCACGGCACCTCCCCCGGCGGGCTCGACTTATACGCCGTACACGCCACCGTCCTCCGCGTCGCCTGCAACTACAGGGCCGCGTTCTGACGCTACTGGTGGCGAGGCGACGCCCGTGGCGTCTGTCAGTGGTGTTCACCCCAATGTCGCCAGCTGGCACGACTTCGCCACCCGCCCGGTCGATCAGGGCGGGCTGGGGGCGCAGCCGCATCAAGCTG